TAATTATTTTTATAGTTACCAGTGTATTGTCTGGTGGTTTAATATTGGCTACAATGTATAAGATGTTCAAATGTATTTTTGATAAATTTAATGAATTGAGAAAAAGATTATGAGTGTTGAAAATATAGTATGTGGTTCTTTAGTGTTTATATCTATTATTCTTTTTTTGTGTTGAGGAACTGTTGTGAGTATTGAAAGAGAGTTGTTGAGAAGAGCAAAATGTTTATTGGAATGTTCTAATATGGAACCTTTACAAAGACAATCTGACATTATTATTGGAGAAATTAAAGAATTATTGGAACAACCTGAGCAAGAGGACATCAAAGAACTCCTCGCCCAACCTGAGCAGACTGAGCAAGAGGACATCAGAGATGTGTGGCAAGATGGGTATGAAGTTGGATTAAGACTCGCCAAGCGTGAGCCTTTGAGTGATTTGGATGTGTTCACGCTATATGAAGAAGCTGAGTATATTGGGTTTCTTGCATATAGAAAAGGAATTAAAGATGCTGAAAAAGCACATGGTATTGGAGGGCGGTGATGATGAAGATATTGTTGAAAGTTTTAGATGTGATACATGACTATGTAATGTATTGGGTATTTAAGGGTTGTGAAGAATACCATGCGATTAATAACCCTTTTGGGGATGATGATGAACGATAAAATTAAGCAATTTTCAGAACGAGCAATTATTGATGGTGATAGTTTGCACCAGTTACCACATCCTAGATACCTTGAGAAGTTTGCTAAGTTAATTATTCAAGAATGTAAAGATTTAATATTTGTTTGTTCAGATGATAATAGTACCGTAGATGACATGATATTTATTATTAATTCACATTTTGGGGAAGACGACGATATTGGAGGTGGGAATGAATAAAGAAAGAGAACTATTAAAAGAGTGTAGATTGATGCTTGATAATCCTATCAATGGCACAGCAGGGAGAAACTTGCAAATTAGGATAACTGAACTAATCGCCCAACCTGAGCAAGAGCAAGAGCCTGTGGCTTGGATGTATGAATGGGATACAACGACTACAGGGCAACCTACCTGTAAGTATGTAAATATGGGAAAAGATAAGCCTAATGTTGAAGCTAATTTTTTAGCTAGAAATTTTATACCACTCTACACAGTTCCACAAAACCAAGATTTACGAGAAGCTTTACGAGAAGCTTTACGAGAAGGGTACAATCAAGGATTTAACGATGGTAAATATTTAAGTTCACCAAAACGTGAGCCTTTGAGTAATGAACAAAAAAGATTAGAAGCTATAGCTATTAAACAACGAGAGGTTCACGGTATTGGAGAAGGTGAAGAGTTAATGAAACAGATTAAAACTAATCGAGTGTTTTACCAAGAAGGCTATGCACAAGCAGAGCTGGATTTAAAACGTGAGCCTTTGAGTAATGAAGAAATTGCTATTTTGTGGGGTGATAAACATTCTGGTAAAACTTTTATGGTTCGTGACTTTGCAAGAGCAATAGAAAAAGCTCACGGTATTGGAGTAGATGATGAATAAAGAAAGAGAGTTGTTAGAGAGTTGTTTAGATGAGTTCCAGTACCAATCATTTCCTTGTACAGAACTGGTAACTAGAATAAAAGAACTACTCGCCCAACCTGAACAAGATCAAATATTCAAAGTGATTGAGAAAAATAGGTTTAACGAAGGATTAATGGTTGGGCTTGAGTCATCAAATAGGACATTAATAGCGACAGCAGAAACCAAGCAAGATTACTTGAATGAAAATGAAAGATTAACCAATTCATTACTTGAAGCAGAGGATAAAATACAAGAACTCCTCGCCCAACCTGAGCAAGAGCCTGTGGCTTGGTGTTGGGAAGAACAGTTTGGAGTTATTATGGGCGATTGGGGTCTAGTATCAAGCATTCATAAACCCAAGGAAAGTAAATATAGAAAAAATATTCACCCACTTTATATGTCTCCGCAAAAGGTTGAGCAAGAGCCAAGTGATACAGAAATAATCACAGCATACCAAATGCTTGTGAGAAGGAAATTAGGTTTGCAGGAAAAGAATGAAGTCTTACAATTAGGTGAGCCCGAATTCAAAGTTTGTGAGAATAAAATTGATGGTAGTTGTCCATTACATAATTTGCAATGTCAGTATCCAGAGTGTGAGGAATAATATGAGAATTTATTTTGGAAGAAAACCAGAAGGAGATGAAATTCAAAAATTGGACAAAAAATTTGAATTTTATTTAATTGAAAATGATTATAATGTTGAGAAAACTGTTGACTTTATGACATCATATTTAGTAAACAATTGGGACGAAGATGATTTTAAAGATGTTGTGTGTCATAGCATTAATCCATTATTAATCAATTATTTTACCGATGATTTTGCTAAAGAATATTTATGGATAATTGATGAAGAAGGTAATCATATCAAAATGGGTGATGATGAATCTATGTTAAAAAAATTAACAGTGCTTGGTCCAGGTGAAGTGGTGTGTGATGATTATAGGTCGCTCAAATGAGTGGCGGATTTTTTAACCATCTTCAATATAACCTAGACCAAATCTCAGCAGATATTGAAGATGAAATCTATTATAATGATTCAGAAGAAGTTAATGAATATTATGATAAGAAAGGTAATGGTTTTTCCGAAGATACTATGCAAGAATTCAAATTGGCAGTATGGTATTTAAAACAAGCATTTGTATATACTCAGAGAATTGATTGGTTACTTTCTGGAGATGATGGTGAGGAAACATTTCACGAAAGATTGAAGAAAGATTTGGAGAGATTAAGTGAACAATAGATTATTAGAACTTGTACAAGAAGCAGAACAATCAGCTAATCTAGGGAATGCCATAGATGTTAAGTTAATGATGCAGAATTATGCTGAATTGATTGTGAAGGAACTTCTCAATATAGCGGATGAAGTCAGTTCCTTTAGCGATAGCCCAGAATGGTTAATATGCGAAAGATTGGGTATCAACCATGACTGGCGAAGACAACCAGATAATTTTTGGAGTTGAATGATGATTGAATGTTACTTTTCTACCTGCATTAACCATCATAAAGACGAACCATTTTGTAAACTGAAACAATGTATTGCCAGTCAAACTGAAGTGGACGAATATACACTTATAAGATTGGAATACCTGAAAAAGTATGATATAGAACCTGTATTGGGAGGTGAATAATGACCACTAAGGAACGAGTAAAAGAAATCCAGGTTAAGATTGACCGATTGAATTGTGAATTGAGGTATCTTAGAGAAACTTGTCCTCATATAGATACTACAGTAGAACATATTGGTAGCACAGGAAACTTTGATCCAATTGATGATGGTTATGAGAAACTTTTTAAATGCAAAGAATGTGGAAAATCTTGGAGAGAAGATGTCTAAAACATATACAACTGAAGTTTATGAATTTGGACCTGATAACGATTTGATAATTAAACTTCCCGAGGAACTATTAGAAGAATTGAAATGGTTTGACGGTGATAAGATAACTTGGATAGACAATAACGATGGTTCATTTACGTTGAGGAAAGAAGATGAGTGATATAACAAAAAAAGATGGTCCAACAGGTGCACCATATCCTGGTGAAGTAAATTATTGGTATAACAAGACTGAGGATATGAAAATGAATGAACAAGCAATAGGTATACAGAATCCAGGTTCTGAAACACAATTAGTATTAGTAGAATGTATCCATCAATACCGTATGCGTTATGTTGTTGAAGTTCCATTTGGTAATTCTGTTTGGGCACTAGATACAGTTACAATGGAAGAAGCCAAAGAGTTTTCACAATTATCTCTTGGCGAAACTATTATATCTCATAGGATAGTATCCCGAGATGAAGTCCTAAAGTTATGTGATGAAGATAATGATTATGATTATTGCCATTCTTGGACTGATGAAGCGAAACTAGATGCATTTGTAACGTATGACAACGAAGATTTAATGGAGTATTAAAATGAATAGAATTAAAGATAAAAATACTGTAAAAATGCTCGAAGATGTTTTAAATTACACTGATGAAGAGAAGAAAACTTTGGAAGAAAACTTTATTCCTTTGCAAATGTATTCTTCCGGAGAAAACATCACATTACAAATTACATCAGCAATTAACAGAGGTCGTACTGATGCTAAATTATTTTATGCTAAAGTTCATTCTCCAACGGAATGTTCAATAGAAAGCGTTTTTGTGGAATTTGAAGATGTTCTGGTGATTTAAAATGGAAAGATATAAACAAAGATTTAGTGGTGTGTTCGCACAACTGATTAAGTCTAATACTGGGAAATGGGTTAAACACGCAGAGTTTGAAGATATACTAAAAAGTAATGAAGACGCATTATTTGATGTTATCAAAGAACGTAATGCAGATATTGAAATGCATAAACAGTGTATTGAAGAACTTAATGTGTTAATTAGTAAAGTTAATAGATGGAGAGAAGATGACCTTAAAGAACATCAAACAGATTCTATGGAAAATTTCTTAGAACTTCAACGTCTAGGTGATGATTTGGAATATCTTAAAAATTGGAATACCAAACTGTTTTCGTTATTGGTAATTTCAACCGTTTTAAATTTTATTATGTTTGGTATTGCCGCGTTATATGTCGGGTAACATTTGAAAATAATTTTTATTAGTGAAAATAAACGTTTACATTACCTAAAACTATGATATAATAGACTCATAAACTAAATAAATGAGGAATATTATATTATGAAACAAACAATTCAAATGATAACGATGGCAATTACTACCGGTTTATTGTATATGGCTGCTAGTCTTGTTTTTAATATTTGAGGATATAAAAATGAAAGGTTTAATACGTTTAGTTGTTGGTGCATTAATGATTATAGGTTCCTTATTATATGTAGAGGTTAATCAATTCGATCCAGGTATTCAACCAGCAATATGGTTGGTGATTGGACTAACAATGTTTTATTTTGGTATAACCGCCGGTAAGGAAAATAATTAATGTACCTATTACTAATTGTAATGTTTACAGGGCAAATAGTAGTATATGAATATCCAACTGCATCAGATTGCGAAGTTGGATTGATTCAGAAAACAGATGTAGGTAATTATAAAAAGATTAAAAGGGCAATTTGTGTTAATACAGAAGAAGAGGTAGAATGAAGACTTTTATAGTTTATACTATGGATTTTATTTTGATGTTTTTAATAGTTAGTTCATTGTTTATTTTAATTATAACGGGTGAATTAGTTATTTCGTGTATAATGGCTATTGTATTTGTGATAGTTGCTAATAACTATATTGTATATAGAAGAATATATTTAACTGGTACGTGTTAGGAGATATAATGCAAGATAAAGTAGAGTTTTTAAAGTGGATATTTAAGAATATTAATTATTTTTATATAGCATTGTTTTTCCATTTAGTTATATGTTTTTCATTTGTGTTTTTACCAAAGCCATTTGATAAAGTTGCTGCGGTTTATATACTAATTACACTTTCAATATCGGCAATTTATTATTTAATAATATTGCCATTAACCTGGGCTTATGCGAAGTTTAAACTTGAAAAAAAAAGATTGAATCTGAGTTAATAAAAGTTCCATTGGTATTTTCTATGAAGGATCGGTATAAATTATGATTAAAGCCATATATGTAGATATGGATGGTGTACTTGCAGATTTTAAGAAGAGATTTATAGAACGGTTCAAGGAAGAACCTGAACTAGATTATCCATCTAAAAATAAAGAGAAGAGTGCATATAAAGGAAGATTTGCTACTATGGTTGATGAACTACAATTTGCTATTCTTGATCCTATGCCTGATCTGGAAGAAGGTTTGCAGTTTTTAACTAGTATTGAGTTTGATTATGATATAAAGTTACTAACATCAACTGCTAGAATTGAACTTAAGCAAACTATATCAAGTCAAAAAGAACAATGGTTAAAAGATTATGATATTAAATATCCTGCTATATATGTACCTGGAAAGATATTAAAGCAAACTTATGCTAGACCTTATAGACTATTGATTGATGATACACTTTCTAACGTAGATCAATGGCGAGCTAATGGAGGTAAAGCAATACTCCATACATCTTGGAGGCAAACAATAGAGGAGTTTGATTACTATTATGCATGAAATGACAGCTGAAGAAAAGAAAGTTTATATTGATTTATTAAAGCAAATCTCTTTGAAAATAGATTCCAATAGTACCAGTTATCATATAGCAAGATTAAAGGATTTTGTTGATGTTGTTAATCTGAGAATTGAAGGTGCAAATTATGAATATGATTATTAAGTTTTTTTCAGAAAGAATATGTATTATTGGATTTGGATTATTAATTATACTGATTGGTTTGTTTAGTCCAAGATATGCTTTAAGTTGTTCTTGTAAAGCGCTCAATTGCAATTAATTATTTTTATGTTTGCCATTGTGGTATTTGGTGGTATAATGGTATTTCTAATGTATAATATGTTCAAATGTATTTTTGACAAATTTAATGAACTGAGCAAAAGATAATTTGGAATGAACTTTTTAATAAAGTGAGTGTGTGATATGATTGAACCATTAGATTTTACCAAATACGAAGTTCCAGAATTCCCTCATAGTTTACACTACTATAAAGACAATTATGAGGCTGCCATAGTTTTGGATCAGTTAAATGATTTTGTTACTGAAGAATTCAGACTTGACCTTGAAGATTACTTGATTAATTACCTAGCAATAGAATTAGGTGAACAATCTATTTATATTCATAAGATTAGAAAGTTGATTGATATTGCAATGGAAGATGGAATAGAATATGATGAAGTTGTGAACCTTTGTGTTAGAATGTTACCTTTGCTACAGGTATATAAATTATGATCCTTAAATCCTATTCATTATCCCTTCCTGAACCTTCTGAATGGAAGTGTTATTTGTTCGGTAGTAAATCTAGTCAAGGTATGGTTTTTGTGCCAAGAAAAGGTCAAGAACCTAACTGGTTTTGGAGAAAGATGCAGTTTTTAATTTTGGGAAATAAGTGGGTGAAGAATGAACGATAAATTCTTGGAAATATTATCTAAATCTTCTGGACGAACTATCACTAGACCATACGATGGCTCACTCCTTATCAAATTAGATTTATCAGAATTGGAAAAGTTTGCTGAATTGATTGTTCGGGAATGTTTGTCATTAAGCAGTGACCTTTATCCTTTTGAGGCAATGGATGCTGCAGGTGTTGGGGCAAAATCGCAATATGGTTCAGCAGCATTACTTAGAGTCTACGAAAACACTAATGACCAATACTATGATGCTATTAAGAAACATTTTGGAGTAGAATAATGAGTGGTTTTGGAAGTGTTGATAGATTTACAGATAAAAAAGGTGGTCCGCAATGCACTGGATTATTTGAAAAACCAGTAGATCCGTATGCTCAATATCACAATGATCCAACGAAACGTGAAGAACCTCGTAAATCG